AGCATTTTCTGATTTGATTAAAAAATTAGCTAAGGTTGCTATAGCTGCTGCAATTGTTGTAGCATTAATGGCACTTATAGGATTAGTAGACTTATCACAGATAGGTAAAACATTTGGGATGTTAGTAGGTCAAGGAATGGGAATGGGTGCAGGTTTATTCTCGGGTGCATCTGCTGGAACTACTGCAATAGCACCTACAGCATCTAGTTCAATGGGAGATTTAACTTCAGCTACAGCAATGCAAAATCAAACATTAGTAGCTCAAGTTTCAGGCAATGATTTATTAGTACTTTTAAACAGAACAAGTAGAAACAATAATAATACGTTCTAATGGCATTTATAAACCCAAAATACGAGATAATATTTGATGATGTATATGCTATGCCTGATGGAACAAACACCGTCTATAGGGCTCAGATTTACAAAGACGGCTATTCTAGTGCAACTGTATATCCATTAACTGCATCTAATAGTCCTTTTATCATAGAAACTATAGATACAGAGGGTAATGCTTATACACCAATATTAGCTACTAGAGCTACTTTAAATATTGTAAAGAATGAATTTCAAAGCACTAATTATGCTGAGTTATTACAAGATTTCTTTACTGCTGATGATAATGACTATATGATAGTCGTTACAAAAGGAACTTATAATGGTTCTTTTACATGGGGTACTATAATATGGAGAGGGTTTTTTATACCTGTAGATAGTGTACAATTTTCACCTGTATCTTTAAACAGCTTATCATTATCATTTGTTGATGGTTTAGCTAGGACAAAGAACAAGAAATACTACTTTAACTTAGTTAATGGTATAGGCTTTGACTCAGATGAACAAGTAAGCTTAAAAGACTTACTTATTGATTGCTTTGCTAAAACAGAGTTTACTTTAGATGTATGGATTAATGAGTACTACAAAACAGCAAATGTAACTTCTAGGAACATAGAAAATATGTACCTAAAGAAGAACTACTTAATGGAGCAATTTGGAGAGTATTTAAACTACTACGATATATTAGAATACCTATGTAATAGGTTTGGATGGGAATGCTTCTATAAGGAAGATAAATGGTATTTAACTGCTTATGGTGCTTTAACTAGAGAATCTACCATTGCTTATTATGTTTATAATAGTGCAGGAACATATCAGTCTACACAAAATGTTGGGAATACTACTACGGTTGCAATAGATGCTACAAACAACTTTAAGCAAATAGGTCAATCATTAATGGTTAGCTTTAACAGAGCTCAAAAGTCTTATAGCCAATTTAGTCCAATATATAATGTAAAGCAATTAATATCTAATGGCTGGTTCTTATCATGGTCAAGTGCTAATAATGCCGACGCATGGATTGAAGCAGCAATGGTTGGAACTAAGGCTGATCCTGTTTACGGAGGATTATTAACTTCTGACACTACAACAAACTCTGGAGAAACAAATAGGTCATTTAGATCTGTTGGTAGTTTAGTAAAAACTGGTGATTATCTAAATATAGTATGGTCTGCATCTCCATTTAATTGTACTGAAAGATATTTTGTAAGAATTATATCTGAAGATGCTACTACAACTTATTACTTAGATAATACAGGAACATTTACAACTACCTCATATACACTAGGAGCTTTTCCTGGTGGATTTCCAAAACAAGTAATAGTACCTATAGATGGTACAATAACAGTAACAATACTAAGACCTTTAGAAACTGGTGCAACTCCTCAGTTAGTAGTTGAATACTTTTTAATTCAGAATGTTGGTCCTACATCTCAAATTTATGCTTATGATTCTTATAGAGAAATAGGTAGTATAAATACAGAGTTTAAACCTACAGAAACAGAAAACTTTTCATTAGGCTTTATGTATAATGAAGTATTTAGAAACACAGATTCTAATTCAAGAGTTGCAAATAACCCATTTGACGTAACTGCATCTTCTTATGTAGGCATGTACACAACTTTAAATAATGGTGGATTCGCTAATCAATTTGGTAGAAATGCATCAGGAAGTACTGAATTGTTTACTTTAGTTGCTCAAGATATTGGTATAGACCAAGTACAGACACAAACTGTTATAGAAGGTCAATTTAAAAGCATAGGATATTGGTTAGATAGCAAGTTTACCTATTCTTATGATGGCGTTAACACTTACACATACTTATTGAAGTCCTTTAAGTGGGATTTAAAACAAGCAATACAAGAGTCAGTACTAAAGAAGATTAACTACAATGGCACAACTATAGATATAGACATATTCAAAAACTTAAATACTAGGAAATAATGGCATCAGTAATAAACGGAACTAACATAGTATTATATAAATACGATTCAAATAAACAATATTATTTTAATGGTTCTATTAGTCAAGGAATAACCGTAAATGGTTTTGCTTGTAAAGAATTAAGTACTGAAGATATAGTTGGAAGTTCTACTGACTTCAATAAGACAGGAGCAGGTGTAATAGCTTCTTTTATAACAGATGCTAATGATCCAGGCATAACAGAGATTACTGCTGGTACATGGAGTATATCAGCTTATTATTCTATAGCAACTGCCTTTGCAGGAGCTAAAGTACAATACAAGTTATACAAATATGCAGGGTCTACAGCTACCTTGTTAGCTACTTCAGATGAAACTACACTAACATCTCTTAGTAAGATTATATATAATACTAATATGACAGTAACTACTACTGTTTTAGGAATTACAGATAGAATCATTATAGAGGTAGTTTACTTAGGTACTACTACTAATGAGATTACCTTATATACACAGTCAACTAATCCTGGCATAACTACAACTAATATTTCTTTAGGTGTTCCGTTTGGTGCATCTACTAATTGTACTTTTAGTACAAGTGTGGACCAAGTAGAGGTAACAACTACTAATAGTTATTCTTATAAAGAGTTCTTAGGCTCTCAAATAAGCTGGAATATATCTGCTGATGGTTTTATAGCTCTTAATGATTATTCTTACTTATTCTTGCTTAATAAGCTACAAACTAAGGAACAAATAATAGTTAAATTTCAAATAGATAATGATAATGGCAATGGTACAGGTGCTTTAGGTTATAGCATCTTTACAGGTAATGCTAATATTGTTAATTTAGATATGAGTGGTCCTGTTGAAGGTGCATCTACTTATAGTGTGTCTTTACAAGGTACAGGTCCTTATACAGTATCAGGAACACAAGTTACACCTACAGGCGTAGTAATAGAAAGCTCAAACGTTGTTATGTACCAATATATTGCTAGTGGAGGTGAAACTACTGTAACATTTGCAGGTGCAATTAGTTCAACTTGTTTAACAGTTACAAGAGGTGGTTTAGAGGTTAGAACTATATTAACGTCAGGTGCTCCTACAGGTGAGAATGTGACGTTTAACTCATCTACAGGAGTTCTTACCTTTGCAAGAGCATTAGAGGCAGATGAGTTTGTTAGAGCAATTTTCAAATAGTTAAAATAGATATAAATGAGTTCACAATTACAGGTATCAGGAGAAGCAAAGATTAGGGATATACAAGGTCCAGTAGTGGCTAATAGTGGTGTTATAACCGCTTTAGATGGTGCTGCTTCTCAATATGTACGAGGGGATGGTACATTAGCTGACTTTCCAACATCATCAGGTGGCGGTAGTTCAGTTTCTTATTATCTTAACTCAAGTGTTTCACAAGGTACAATAGGAGGAGTAGATTATAAAGAGTTAAATAAAGAACCAATTATAGGTGCTGGAACTGATATTGCTATTTCAACAACAGGATATGTAGCGAGTTATTTAACGGATGCTAATGACCCTGATGTATTATCAATTCCTGGCGGTAACTTTAATTGTGAGTTTTATTTTAGTGTAAACAATAACACAGGAAACCCTTTTTTCTATGCAGAACTTTATAAGTACGATGGCACAACTTTTACCTTATTAGGTAGTAGCGTTGGAGTTCCAGAGTATATCAATCAAGGAACTATTATAGCACCTTACTATTTTGCTATTCCTGTTCCTACAAGTGCATTAGCTTTAACTGATAGATTAGCAATTAGAATCTATGTAAACGTAGATGGTAGAACAGTAACCTTACACACCGAGAATGGTCATTTGTGTCAAGTAGTTACTACCTTATCTAAGGGTATGGTTTCTTTGAATAACTTAACAGATCAATCACAATTTATAACTACAGGAACAAGCGGAACAAACTTTAACATTGTTTCAAGTGGAGATACACATACTTTTAACCTTCCAGTGGCTTCGGCTACCAATACTGGTAAGTTAAGTTCAAGCGATTGGTCAACATTTAATGCGAAAGAACCTGCTATTACTGCTGGAACTACATTACAATATTATAGAGGAGATAAGACATTCCAAACTTTAGATACAACGGCAGTTATAGAAGCAACAAATCTTTACTTTACTGATGCAAGAGCAAGATTAGCAATTAGCTTAACTACAACAAATACAAGCGGTGCTGCAACTTATAACAATACAACTGGAGTATTAAACATACCTGATTATTCTGCAAATACTACGAATTTTGTAACAATAGGTACTACGCAAACAATTACAGGAACTAAAACATTTAACGAGGCTATTAGAAATGAATCTGGTTTACTTCTTAAAAATGGTGTTCTTTCAGGATTAGTTGGATATACAAGTCTTGCTGGTATTACTAATGGTTTAAACGTACAATTAAGTGGTAGTTCTAATGCTCAATCATTAATATTTCAATCAGCAGCATCTTATTCTTATACATTCCCAGCATCAAGTGGAACTTTAGCTTTAGCAAGTGATTTAAGTGCTTATGTACCTACGTCAAGAACATTA